GATGCGGACACCGTGATCCCGGCGAGCCTGGTGGACGACGCGATGGTGCGGGATGTGCCGCTGGATATGACCGCACCCGCCGTGTGGGGCGTGGATGTGGCCAGGTTCGGGTCCGATGCGTCGGTGCTCATCAAACGCCGCGGCAGCGTGGTGACTGAGTTCCCGCGCAGATGGAGAAACGTGGATACGATGCAGCTGGCAGGCGCGATCAAGGCCGAGTGGGATGCCAGCACGCATGACCGGCCGACGCTGATCTGCATCGATGTGATCGGCATCGGCGCCGGGGTGGTCGATCGGCTGCACGAGCAGAACCTGCCGATCCTGGGCATCAATGTCGCCGAGGTGCCGAGCACGACAGGGCGATATGGCAGGCTACGCGATGAGTTGTGGGTGCGGGCGCGGGAGTGGCTGGAGACGCGCGCCGTGCGGCTGCCACGCGATGACCAGCTGCGCGATGACCTGGTGGCGCCGCGGTATTCGTTCCTCAGCGATGGGCGCCTGCAGGTGGAGAGCAAGAACATGATGCGGGCGAGGGGACTGGCATCGCCGGATAGTGCCGATGCGTTTTGCCTGACGTTTGCGCAGCAGGGCCTGGGGATTGCATCCGGCATGACCTCGGGCCTGCACGACAGCATGCCGGTGCGCATGGCGCTGACCGCAGGGGATTTCGTGTGATGCCAGGGCAGCCGGCGCCTGATCCCCCACCCCTGCAGACGCTGGAGACGCGGCTGGTGCGCATCGAGGGGATGATCGAGGATGTGAAGGATTGCGTGGAGCGCCTTGAGCGGCTGCTGGTGCAGAGCAGCGCGGAGCCGCAGCCATGAGCGGCATGTTGCCACCGCAGGGCGGCCCACCCATAATGCCGCCCGATGGGCCGCCGCCGCCTGCACCGACAATGCCGGCAAATGCGATGCAGCCTCGCGGCGGTCCACCCGCGCCATCCCCCCTGCCGCCCATCCCAGGCCTCGTGCCGCAGGGCATGCGCCCCATGGGCATGCAACTCGGCGCCGAGCAGATGCTCGCCTTCCTGCTGCCGCCGAAGCAGGACAACGAGCCGCCCGATAGCAGCGACGACCAACTGCCGCCGCAGTTGCGGAAATATGCGGCAGGCCTGCGACCGGCGGTCAGGCCGGTCGGCGCCCCCTGGCAGCAGGAAATCGTCTTTGAGCGCCTCGGCAAGACCGACGACGAGATAGCCGAGACGGCGCGGTACTATTTCCGCATCGCGCAGAACTACGACATGTACCTCAGCAGGGAACGGATAACGGCATCGCAGTACTACGCCGGCCTGGAGGAAGCCTCCCTGCCGGAAGGCCGCTCCAAGCTGGTGATGACCGTGGTCAGGGACACCATCAGGCAGACGCTGCCGAGCCTGCTGCGGGTGTTCACCGCAGTTGAGGATCCGGTGAGCTTTGAGCCCATCAGCAGTGAGATCCAGGGCAATGACCAGCTGGCGACCAGCCTCGCACGCCAGGCGACGGATTATTGCCGGTGGGCATTGTTCGTAGCGAACAAGGGTTGGCAGGTGCTGCATGACGCCCTGCTCGATGCCCTGACGCGGAAAGCGGGCTGGGTGCGGTGGTACTGGGGCGCCAAGCGGCATGTGCGGACCGAGGTCTGCGAAGGCCTGTTGCTGCCGCAACTGCAGCTGCTGCTGAGCGAGCCGGGCATAGAAGCGCAGCGCATCGTGCGACGGCCCATGCTGCAATCCGAGCAGCAGGCACTGGCCAAGACACCCGACGGGCAGATGTATCTGAGCCAGGGCGCGCCGGCGGAATACTGGTCGGCCACCATCACGCGGAATGCGCAGCAGGCGTGGCCGGTGGTCGAGCATGTCCCGGCAGATTGCGTCTGGGTTGTGGCCGACGCCAACACCGTGGAAAGCGCCCGCGGCGTGTTTCACGTAAGACTTGTGCCGGCCTCCGACCTCATCGAGATGGGCTTGCCCGAGGACGAGGTGATGGCCGCCGGGCGCAACGACATATCCGTGCGGCAGCGGACGGAATACATCGCGAGGAACCCGGCGCAGGGCTACAATATGCGTCTGGGCGGCGTGCCGAACGACCGGTCGATGGCGGAAATCCGCTACGCCGAGGGCTGGATCCGCATGGATACCGACGGCGACAACCGCGCCGAACTCATCCATGTGCATATGCTCGGCAACGCCAACCGGCTGGTGAAGTGGGGGCGGGCAGATGAAGTGCCACTGGCCTGCTTCACACCATACCGCGAGCCAGGGCGGATTATCGGCAGCAGCCAGGCCGATATGGTCATGGACCTGCAGCGGGTGGAAAGCAGGGTCATGCGGGCTGTCCTCGATAGCCTCGGGCAGAGCATGTTCCCGCGGACCACGATGGTGGTCGGGCAAGCCAATATGGCGGACGTACGCCAGACGGCGATCGGCTCTATCATCCGCGTGGCCCAGCAAGGCGCGGTGGCAGAGTTGACGAAGCCATTTATGGGCAAAGAGGCGCTGCCCGTGATGGAGGTGCTGGAGGTGATACGGGAGAGCAGAACCGGCATCACCAAGGCATCCAGCGGGCTCACGGTGGATGAACTGCAGAGCACCGCGCCCATTGCCGTGAGCCAGCAGAGCAGCGCCGCACAGGATCGGCTGGATATGGTGGCGCGCACGCTGGCGGAAACCGGCCTGGCGCCGCTCTACAGCGGGCTGCTGAGGATGATGGCCCGCCAGCAGGACCGGCCGAACACGATACGGATCCGCGGGCAGTGGATCGCCATCGACCCACGCGCCCTGGCCACCATGTGGGAGTGCTCGGTCAATGTGGGCGGCAAAGGCATGCCGATGGAGCGCCTGGCCATGCTGGCGCAGATCGCGGGCAAACAGGAACAGATCATGCAGGTGGGAGGGATGGCTAATCCCCTGGCTGGGATCCCAGAGTACCGAAACACGCTGGCCAGGATGCTAGAGACGGCGAATATCGCGGATGTGTCGTCCTACTTCAAACCACTGCCGCCCAACTTCCAGCCGCCGCCACAGCCACAGCCACCGAATACTGATTTGGTGCTGGCCCAGGTGCAGCAGAGCAAGACGGCAGCGGATATCGAGGACGACCGCGCCAAGCAGCAGACCGACCGCGCCAGGTTGCTGATGGAGGACGACAGGGAGCGCGACAAGGCAGCGCTGGATGCGTGGAGCAAGACCTGGGTGGCGGCTGCACAGTTCGGCACGCCAGCGCCTAGCTTCGATGAGTTCAAGACCGCCATGCAGAGCCGGGTGCCGCCAGTTGCCCTGCTCACCAGCACGCCCAGCCCGATGAGCCCACAGTTGCCGGCGACCGGGCAGCAACCGCCGCCGCAACGGCCTCCTGGGGCGCCCATGATGCCGCCACAGGGCGCCCAGCGTCCGGGGCCATTGATGATGCCCCCGCGGCCTATGGCGCCCCCAGCACCCCCCGGGGGCGGCGCAGACCCCGCCACACAGATGGCCGTGCGGCAGGCACTGGCGGGGAGGGGAATGCCTTCGGCATATGGCCAGCTGGCCAACCGCGCCGCGCTGTCACCGCTGATGGGGCCGGGTGGGCCGCCATTGCCACCACCAGGAGGCGCACAGCCCAATGCCTGATGAGTTCTCCGAAGGATATATGCACGCCGAAAAGTTCGGGAATGCGATCTTTGAATTTATGGGCATCAGCGACCCGAGCAGAGCGACGAAGGAAGAGCGGCTTGTCTGGCTCCAGGCTTATGCCGCGTGTGTAAAAATAATCCATGGGTTAGATGCGCTGGCCGACGCATTCGGTGGTGAGATCACGCCAAAGAAGGTACTTGCGGCACACAAAGAGGCCAAGCGGCGCGGTCTGACGCAAGACCACCGGCGGAAATCTGCCAATTAGCGATGCCCCTGACCGCTGAGCAACTGATCCAGGCCGAAGCCGCTAAACGCATGCTCGCCGACGAAGCGTTTGTCGGCATCCTCAACCGCATCACGGCAGACGCCGCCGAGAAAGCCGTCTTCCTTGAGGATGAGCCGCAGCGCGAAGCCAACCGCCAGCTGGTGCTGGCAATCAGCAGGATCCGCGGCGAGTTGCAGGCCGACGCCGACGCACCGGAGGCCGACAAGCAGGCACAGCAGCTGGCACGGGAAATGGAGTAGCCACCATGGTGAAGAAAGCGAGCGGCAGCCAGGTTTTCGATATCACACCAAAGCAGGGGCAGAATATGCCCAAGCCCGGCGGCAAGGCCGGCGCAGGCGACCGCCGCGGCACCGCAAAACTTCCCACCACCGGCCTGCTGTCGCCCCAGATGGGGCCAGGAACCCGCAGCCCCACCACGACTACTATCACCGGCCCTCGCGCCGACGCGATGATGAACGCAATGCTGCGCACCGCAGGCAAGCAGCCCAAGCGCCGCTAGCCCCGCGTCACTGAGGATACCCAATGTCCGAGACGACCTCCGCACCGGCACCCGCCGGCAGCGGTGACGCAGCCACAGCCGCGCCACCACCCAATACCCAACCGCAGCTCTCCATCTCCGAGGCCGGCCGCCTGCTCAACCAGCAGCGGCGCGCAGCGGCACCGGATGGCAATGCATCACCAGCACCCGTAAGCAAGCCATCCGCCAACGAGCTGGCACAGCAGGCCAAGGACGCCGCTGCAGCGCCTCCAGCCGCCGCCACACCCTCCAAGGCCGCCACCGGCCTGTCCGCCATGGAGCGCGCCCTCGGCGTCCCCGGCGTCGCACCACCAGATGCCGCAGCAGCACCCACGCCCGCCGCGTCAACGCCCGCACCAGCCAACGGCGCCGCCATCGAGATCGAGGGCGAACACTACACCCCCAGCCAACTCCGCGAGTTCGTCCTCAAAGCCACCGACTACACCAAGAAAACCCAGGAACTCGCCCAGCAGCGCCAACAGGTCGCCGCCCAGCAGCAGGCCCTAGCCACCGTCCTGCCCTACATCCAGCCCGAGCTGCAGCGGCTCGCCGAAAGCCTCCAACGCGCCGACGCCGCCGCGATGCCCGACCCAAGCCTCGCCCTCTCCGATCCCACCAGCTACGTCCAGCAACGCGCCGCCTACGACGCCGCCGTGGCCGAGCAACAGCGCCTGGGCAACCTCAGCGCACTCCAGCAGCAGGCCCACCAACGCGCTATGGAGCAGCGGGTCGCCGAGGCTAACCAACAACTCGCCGCCGAATACCCGTTCTGGGCCGACCCGGCCGAACGTCTCCAAGCCCAGCAGCAGATCGTCGACTGGGCCACCACGAAAGGTGGCTTCACCAGGGACGAGCTGAAGGGCCTCGCCGATGCCCGCTACCTCAAGGCCATGATGAAAGCGCGCGCCTATGACCACTGGGTGGAAGGCGCGAAGACCAGCGCACCCACGCCACAGCTCCAGGCACCGCCCCGCGGCTCGCCACCACCCGCACCACCCACCGCGCGCGTGCAGGACGCACAACAGCGCTTCGAGGCCAAGCCGGATTGGCGCAGCGGCGCCGCCCTGCTAGGCGCCATGCGGGCTGCCAAGCGTTGACGACCCCGTTACTAATCCAGTAGTCTAGACAACGTCGCCCCATGGAGTGCTTGCACCAACCGGCGGGCGGGACGTGCCGTCGCCAATGCCGAACGCCGCAGGCCCTCGGGAGTGCTCCGCACCAACCCGGGATCACCGCCGCGATCCATTGCGAAACCAAACAATCAGGTTTCACCGCATGCGGCGCGCCATCAGCGCGCGCCCGTGCTGCAATGGAGATGACGGCCCATGGCCCTCACAGCGCAAGGCGCAACACCCGCCGGAACATACCTCGAAACAGCAGCAGTCGGCGTCAAAGAAGACCTCGCCGACATCATCTACCGCATCGACCCAGACGAGACCCCGCTCGTCTCCGCATGCTCCCGCGTCGGCGCCTCACAGGTGCTCACCGAGTGGCTCGTGCAGGAACTCAACGCCGCAGCCGATAACGCCCAGCCCGAAGGCTTCACCGCCGTCATGCAAGCGGTGCTGAAGCCGGTCAGGCTCAACAACGTCTGCCAGATCATCGCCCGCACCGTGGGCGTCTCGAATACGCTGCGCGTCGTGGACGTCGCCGGCGGCGAAGACGAATACAACAGGCAGTTGGTGCTGCGAGGCATGGAGGTGAAGCGCGACCTCGAGCTGGCAGTCACCAGCCCTTTAGTCCGCACCATCACCGATCCACGGCATATGTCCGGCCTACCCTGCTATACGATCAATGGCTCCCGCGGCGCAGGCGCAGGCGTCATGCCGGTCGGCGACGGAAGCAATGCTGGAACTGCTGGTACGGCCCGTGACCTGACGCTCTCCATGGTCGATAGCGCCACACAGCAATGCTGGCAGGCCGGCGGCAAGCCAACCCTCGGCATCATGAGTGGCAACGTCAAAGCCTATTTCGCGACGCTGTCGCAAGGCGGCACCGGCAACGCCGTCGTCGCTCAGAATATCCAGAACGTCACGAGCCGTGAGGAAGTGACGATCATGGGCGCGGTGGATGTGTACCGCACCAACTTCGGCAGCATCCAGCTCGCACCCGATCGCTTTTGCCCTGCGCACCAGATCCTGCTCGTGTCGACGGACTATGTGGAACTCGCGCCACTACCGGAAAGGGATATAGTCCAGCAGGACTATGCCCAGACAGGAGATAATTCCCAAGGCGGCGTGATTTTCGAGGGGTGTCTGAGGCCAACAGCACCAAAAGCACACGCTACGATATTTGACCTCAACCAGTAGTTCTACCTAAGGGTGTGCTAAGTAGGACCATAATCATGCTACCTCAACGCTGCCTGTGCCGGCGGGAATTTTGCCAACTCAGCCGTCGGCATTCACGGCATTTTCGGACGGGACTGCCGTTACGATGCTGATACTCGATCCTGACATTCTCGGCCGTGAGTTCGTGGCCGCGCGGGCAATGCGTCCGCGGGACTGCGGTCTGTCTGGCTCGCACTGCTTTCATGTGCTCCGACGCGGTCATCGGCACGAGGCCGCGCCGGACATTGGTGCTGGCGGTCACGGCTTCCAGGTGATCGGGGTTGATGCAGCATTTGACCCGGCAGAGGTGGTCAATCTGCATCCCGGCAGGGATTGGCCCTTTGGTGTATTCGTATGCCAGCCGATGGGCCGGGATGGTAACGCCACGTCGCCCAGACGGCACTCTACCGTAACCGTCTTGGGCCAACGTGCCGTTCCACGCCCAGCAGCCGCTAAACGGGATGGGGATGCAACGCTCAAACAACTCGGCCAGCGAGCCGGGGAAGCGCTGCAACGTGGTCATACAGCCCGCTCAGAACGCTCCCTTGCGAGCCAATCGGCCATTTTCCGCAGTCGAACCGGATCGTTGTCGGCCGCTTCAACCATGGAGAAGCAGGCGAAACACAGCCAGCCACGGAAGCGGCCGTCATCATGCTGATGGACATACAGCTTGGGAAACTCGGGGCGCGGCGGCTCGCCACAAGCATCGCAGCGCTTGGCTTGGCGGATCAATTCGGGTTTGGTGGTCATAGCCTTCGGTCCTCTCATGCAGGATCAGGGTCAGGGACGATGGTGGCTGTTACGGGCCACCACCGTCCCGCTTATAGCGGACAACTCCCATGAGTGTCCCGCTTTATCAGCACTACGACCCGCTGACCGGCCGCAACACCGAGGTCGAGGTGGACGGCAAAGAGATGCTGTTCATCCACAGCCAAGACACCAAGCCAATCGTTGAGAGCGCCAAGGCCATCGCCTCGAACTTCGACCCTCTGGTGCGGCGCGACACCATCCACGTCGCCCGCATCCCGCTCGTTATCTGGCGACAGCTGCAACGCCTCGGCATCACCAACGATGAGAAGGCGCTCAACGCCTGGCTCAACGACAGGGACAACCGCGTCTTTCGCACCGACGACTGCTCGCAACTCTAGGAGCAACCGCTATGGCCCTCCCAACCGCACCACACGCCCCTGCGCCGCGACAGCACGAGACGCCGCACGTTGGCATGCAAGGCGCGATGCACGCACCCCCAAAGGTCGCCGAGCGTGCTCTGGACCCAGTGCTGGTCGAGGGCATCGATCCAGTGCTGCTGCATCGCCTCTATCCTGAGGCCGATAGCATCGAGGACGCCGCCGCTAAGGCCATGGAACAGGGCAAGAAGACCATGGCCGAAGGCGCCAAGCTGCTCGCATCGCAGCAAGAGCCCGTGCCGTGAGCGGCTACATCACCCCCGTGCTGGTCGAGGGCCTCGATAAGGTGCTGCTGATCCGGCTGTATCCCGAGGCCGCAGGCATCACCGATGCCGGCACCAAAGCCATGGCCCAAGGCCACGAGACCGGCCAGCTCGGCCAGGACTGGGAAAGCTCGCAGCACGAGCCGGTGTTGGGGACCGAGGCGGTGGCCCCAGCGCCGCCAGCCGGGCCGCCCGGAAACGTAGACGTGCCATACGTGTCGCAGGCCGCCGACCTGCTCAATTGCACCATGGGCAACTGGACCGGTGAGCCGACCAGCTATGCCTATGTGTGGAAGATGAACGGGGCGGCTGTCGGCAGCAACGCCGCGACTTACACCATCACCACCGGCGATGTCGGGAAGACCGCCACCTGCGTCGTTACGGCCACCAATGCGGCAGGCAGCACACAAGCCCCACCGTCCAATGGCGTTGTCGTGGCAGCTGCGGCGCGCTCCGGGCCTGGGCCACATCGCGAGGCATAGTTGGCATCGCTGGCACAGCTGAAGGCGGACGTCGCCAACTGGCTCAACCGAGCGGACATCGACACGCCGTTCCCCGGCTGGGTCTCCATGGTCGAGACCGAACTGGCCGAGACGCTGCGCGCTCGCTGCATGGTCGTCACCGGCACCCAGCCGATCGACAACGCCTACATCACGCTGCCGCCCGATTTTGCGACGATGGAGAGCATCCGCGACGCGACAAGTGGCGTGTTGCTCGAACTCAAGGACGAGTGGAGCGGCGACTGGACAGCGCCCTATAGCAACGCCTGGAAACAAGGCGCCATCGTCAGCAGCCAAGTGCCAGCGACGGCTTACAGGCTGGTGCATGATTGCATAGAATGGCTTCCACACCCTTCTATACCAGATCCTCCGAACCCCGCTTGGCGCCCGCAGGTCGTGTTGATGGGCTGGTACGCCAAGCCACGCCCGCTGGTGCTGCCAACCGATACCAACCCCATCCTGGAGGCGTTGTACGCGGTCTACCTCTACGGCGTGCTGAAGCAGGGAGCCGTGTGGGCCCTGGACGACGACCGCGCCGCACAGACAGACGCGCTGTGGCAGCAAGCCATCACACGCGCCAATCTTTGGAAACAGCAGAGCGACTATAGTGGCGCACCGTTCCGTGCCGAGCTGGCGGTGGTGTTCTGATGAACATCGTCCTCACCCGCGCCACCAAGCAAGCCGCACGCTACACCGACGCCGGCACACGCGCCGAGCACTGTGCCCGCTGCCGCTTCTTCCTGCCGCAAGGAACATGCGGCCGCATCATCGGCCCAGTGTCGCCGCAGGGATGGTGCAAATACTTCTCCCAGGAGATGGTGCAGCGCAGTCAGCCGGGCAGCACGCTGGGCAGCGGCGGCAGCGTAGCGTCGCTGGATATCGGGTTCTACGGCCCACCACTTGACCCGCGTATCACGTTCACCCGCGCATCCACCGCGACATACTTCGATGCTACCGGCACGATGCAGACCGCAGCCACGAATGCCGCGCGCTTCGACTACAACCCACAAACGCTCGCGCTGAACGGGCTGCTGATCGAGGAGGCGCGGACCAATATCTGGCTGGCAAGCGGTGATGCTTCGAATGCAGTCTGGGGCGCAACCGGCGGCGGTTCGGCACCACCTCCTACTGTAACCGGCAACCAGTCTATCGCACCAAACGGCACGACGACAGCCGCGCGAGTGGCATACCCGTCAGTGCCCGCCGGCACTAACGCCTCGAACCTGACGCAATCGGCCGCAGTGACCGCTAACGCCTATTCGTTCTCCGTCTGGCTAAAAGGCAACGTCGGCGGCGAGCAACTCTATTTGGCCGCAACCCCCGATGCTGTCACCTGGTATAGAACACTGGCGACGCTCACTACAGCATGGCAGCGCTTCACGCTTACAACGCCAGCCCTGACCGCCGCCACCTGGTATTTCCAACTCGGCTTTGATCTTCGTGATCCCAGCCAGTCCACCAAACCGGCCAGCACAATCTTTGTGTGGGGCGGACAACTCGAACAGGGCACATTCGCCACATCCTATATCCCTACGACCACCGTTCCGGTAACGCGATCACCCGATCTGGTGTCTATGCCGACCGCCGCTTGGTTCGCCACGACGAGTGGCACATACCAGGGAGAGTTCATCCCGAACGGCAATGCGGCGGGATTGCCGACTGTCATCAGCGGCAATGCCGGTTCGCCGGTGATTGCGACAGGCGCTGACAGCAGGCTTGTGGCGTCCATCCGGTCGGGTGCCTCGATATTCTCCGCAACCGGCCCGCTCTTCACGTTCGGTGCGGTCAATAAGGCAGCGTTCGCCTATCTCAGCGGCGCCAGCACCGCAGCAGTCAACGGAACTACGATCGGGCCAAGCGCCACAGTCCTGTCGGTGACGGGCACCAGCGTCGAGTTTGGGTCGGATGGCGTCACGCCTGGCAATAACGCGCTTGATGGATGGCTACGTCGCGTCCGCTACTGGCCGCGCGTGTTGAGCAATGCCGAACTGCAGAGCATCACCACATGAGCGGCAGCGCATCTCTCGGCCTCGAACAAGCCATCCTCGGCCACACGCTCGCCTATGCGCAAATGCCGTTCCCCGTGCAAGTGTTCGTCGCGCTGTGCCTAGCAGCCATCCCGCCCTCCGAAACCGTCGGCGGCCAGGAGATATCCGGCGGCGGCTATGTGCGCGTCGCTGCGTCGTTCGCCCGCCTCGATACACCCACCAACATGGCCGCCAACTTCACCTCGGTCGAGTTCGCGGCTGCCACAGCGGACTGGGGCACCCTCGGCTATTTCGAGCTGTGGGATGCCCAGAGCGGCGGTAATCGCCTCTACTGGGGCCCACTCATCGACCCGTTCTCCGGCGCGGTCGCGACACAGACCGTCCTGGCCGCCGAAATCGTGCGGTTTTCTGCCGGCACGCTGATGGTGCAAGCCGCAAGCAGCACAGGCACAAGCACCTCGCCCGGTGCCTATCTGCCGCTGGCCGGCGGCACGCTCACTGGCCCGCTAATCCTCGCCGCCGATCCAACCGGGCTGCTGCAAGCCGCCACCAAAGGCTATGTCGATGCGCATTCCGGCACCGGCGGCGGCGCCGGTTACCTGCCAATCTCCGGTGGCACGCTGACGGGGCCGCTGACGCTATCCGGCGCGCCCACGGCAGCAGGACAGGCAGCCACCAAGGCCTATGTCGATAGCCAGCTGAGCGGCGCCGCTGTCACCTCCTTCAACACCCGCGCCGGCGCGGTCACACTCACTGCCGCAGACCTCACCGCGGTCGGTGGCGCACTGCTCACCTCGCCCACATTCACCGGCACGCCGCAGGCACCCACCGCCGCGCCAGGCGACAATACCACGACCCTCGCTACCACCGCGTTCGTCAAAGGCGCCGTCGGCACTGGCTATCTACCACTCACCGGCGGCGTGGTGTCCGGCGCCACCACATTCAGCGCCGGCATCACCGTCACCGGCACCGCCATAGCTACGAAAGCCCAGGTCGGCAATGTCAACGGTCCGACCTGGACCGCCGGCAACGGTGCCCCTGGCACCACCACGGGACTGCCTGGCACCAGAGGTACCTTTGTCTACGCCACCAAAGGCTCGCTTTACTCACGCCTCGACGGCACCCCAGGTGCCACACTCTATGTCGCCTACGGCGACGGCACCTGGCTGCCGGTGGCAGGCGTCTGATGGCAACACCCCGCCCCTTCGGCCGCGGCCCGTTCGGCGCCATGCCCTATTCGCGCGGCCTCAACGGGCCGCCGCGGCAATACGGCGTCGGCGCCTACAGCGCTTCAGTCTACAGCACGCCAAACCTCACCCACGGCGTCGGCGGCGCCACCGGCATCGGCTTCGCCCTCTCCGGCGAGGTCGCCCTGGCATGGGCCGTGCCGGCGCAGATGTGCGAACCAGGCACATGGACACTCACCTCATTGCCCACTGGGCCACCGAACGAGTTGGAGCCAGCATGAGCGGCAGCAGCGACTTCACGCGGACGCCGAATTATCAGCTCTACAAGCCGACGCCGCAGGCCGACGTGAACGTATGGGGTAACCACTGGAACTATAATGCAGATGCCATCGACAGCGCGCTAGCGGCGGCATTGCCGCTCAGCGGCGGCACAGTGACGGGTAGCACCGAAACACTGCGGCTGAGTGTTGGCACGCAAGGTGGCAACCCTGCGCTGTTCGATGGAACGACGCCTCTGGCCGTGGTTAACAATCCGACTTACAGCGCAGCTTCGGGACACTCGCTGTACGTCAACGGGTCGTATTCCGGCACGACCACTGATACCGGACAACCGACCTGGAACCTGTTCCTGGCCAGCGATAGCGTCCACGCGCCAAATGCCAACTCGGTCGCGGGCGTCGCCAACTACTTCAGGCTACCGGGCGGAAGCCTTGGCCCCAGGATCGCGCAGCAGATCAGCATCAGTGTCACCGGGAACACTGCTGACGCACCTGGCAGTTGGGCATTTTATCAGGGCCTTGCCTGTAGCATTGACTGCAATGCGAAC